GTTCGAAGTCTTTGTAATTCATAACACTCTCCCTTTTACAGTTAAGTGCGTTCCTTCGCTAATGCTACTTCCGTCCCGTAGGATGAACGTAGTAATATTTAGCCAAAAAAATAGGCCCCGTAGGGCCTATTTCTAATTTTGTAAAATACCTATTAACTAAATGATACGTTACCGTTTGTAATCGCAACATTCGCTAGGTAGTCACCTGCGTTACCAAGTGAACTTGCAGTGTTTGATAACTCGATATATCCATATCTAGTCATGAAACTTACTACTGGTTCAAATGTAGCAGGATCCATTACAACACCACTACTCATTAGTGGAATGTATGGGCAGTAGAACGCTGGTGCATCTGATTCAGATGAACCTTTGTAACCTACTAGTACTGCTGTACTGTCGCCTGCATATGTATCTACATATACTTTCATAGCGTTGTTTAATGTACCTACAAATTTAGTATTTGTTGGTGCTTCAAACGAACCTTCAGTTGTTCTTGCGAACGCTGAAGTTGTTGCAGACTGAAGTACTGTTAATGCAAATGGACTTACCACTGCATAGTTACCAGCACCACGTCTTGTACGCTGTGCGATTAAGTTAGCCGCTCTGTTAATTTGAACTGCCAACGCGGCATGCTCATCACCAACAAAAGTTGCTGTACCACTTACTGCGGCTTGGTCGTATGTTTCAACGGCTGTACCACTAAGTGTTCTTAGTGAAGCAAGAACTTCTTGGTCGATCTCAGCAGTAATTTCTTGGGCTAATGCCGCCATAATTTCCGCTTCAACATCGATACCATGCTGTGACTGAGCGTCCTGAGCCGCTTCAAACGTCCAACGAGCACTCAACTTACGAGTTTTCGCTTCAACAGTTTGTTTTAGGATCTGGATGCTTAGTTTATTACCTGCAGTACCTTCTTGCGCCGCGGTTGCTGCCGCTTTGCCGTCTGTTGCACCTGAGTAAGACTCAGCAATCTTGAATGGTGAAAGTGCTTCTTCACCTGCAGTTGCACCTGATGCACCTGCATTAAAAGTGTCCGAATAACGGACTCTTAGTGTGTGGATTTGACCCACTGGACCGGTCATTGGTTGTACCCCAACAAGTTCATTTGCAATCACTGTTGGCATAACACGTCTGATGACTGGTAGGATAACTCTATTAAGAGTTGCGACATTACCGGCAGATGTAGCACCAGCTGTTGCTGACTCTGACAAATACGCTCTCGTATTTTCCAAAGTTGCAGCCATAACTGATTTCTTGTTGCCCTTAAGGCCTTCAAGAAGTGCTGTCTTTGTATCCTGCCAGCGACTTTCGAGTAGTTCTGACATAATTATCTCCTTAATTTAAACCAGCAAGACGTTTGATGTCAATGACATTTGATTCGTCTGCTTCACTACTAACGTTAGTTGGTTGTTCTCTGTTGCCTGTTACTTCTTTGCCTTCTTTTAATACTGCCTTCTGCTTTGCTGGAGTATTACCGTCAATAACTGTTGGTAAATATTTTTCAAACTGCTTTGTTAATCTTGCAGTTTGTACTGATTCCAGTAAATCTGTCATAATTTCTTTTTGGTCTTTACCTAACGGTGAAACCAAATCGTTAATTATTTTTTCTCTTTTGATAGACTCTTCAAGTGCTTTACGTGAAGTGTCTACATTTACAGCTATGTCTTTAGCTTTGGCAGCGAATGCCTTTGCTTCAGCTAACTGTTTATCTTTTGTGTCGATTACTTTTAGAAGTTTTGCAGTCTCGCTCTTCTCATTTAAGTAAGAAGTGCCATACTCGGCTGCGTATGCTTCGAAAATTTTGCGACCAAAATCATTTTTACGTGCTGTATCAATATCTTCTTTAAGTTGATGAATTTCTTTGTTAAGACTTTCACTAACAAGATTGGATACGGCAGTAGCACCACGCTTGATAAAGTTGTCTTTAACTTTAGCAAGATGTGCTTTTGCTTCTTTGACCAAACGTACTTTTGTTTCAGCCAAATCATTTTTATCTTCTTGAAATTCTGCAATTTCGGAAGTAAGAGCTTCTACAACGAACTCTTCAAGTTTTGAATAACTTTCTGCCATTTTAACTTTGTCTGAACGTAATTCGCTTACTTCTTTTTGTAATTGATTTACAACAAAGTCTTTTAAGAGATGTGCATTTTCTTTCATTGCAACAGCATATTTTGCTTTTTGCTCTGAAAGTGCTTTGCGGTCTTCTGCAAATTCTGCAATCTCAGCAGTTAAGTTTTCACTTAGCATTTGGTCGATTGACTCAACCATTGCCTGCTTGTCATGTTCGTACTTGGCAGCAAATTCTTCGCGGAGTTCAGCAGTCACTGACTGTTTGTTCTCTTTGACTTTTGCGTTCCAAGCTTCTTCAATTTCAGCTCTGATATCTTCGTTTATTGCATCGCTTTCGAAGAGTTGTTTCAGTGCATCTATCATACCATTCTCCTCGTTTATCGGAGGTTGTTGATTATATTAACCAACGATTCCTTAAGATACTTTTGTGCCTTTTGATCTTCTTGTGTTGCCTTTGCTAATTCAAATGCCTTATATCCTCCCTGAGTGTTCATGATATGCTCATAAATCGGTGTTGGATATGCACCAGGGGCACTTGGCTGTGCCACAATGTCCACGGTGATTATTTCAAAGTCTTTTACGTTTCCTTGACCATCTACTTCACCAGAGCCCCTACTGGAAACACCTAATTTAACTTTTGCATCAAGCATTGTTCTAACTAAGTTTCCCATAGGAGTTGGTAAGATTTTCAATTTTCCGTAACCATTAGCACCGTCCATCCAACATGATTCAATCATGTGTGACACACGGTCAAGGTTTATGTTTAGTCCTTCTGGATGATCTACCTCTCCACAAACGCTATAACCATTCTCAATTTGATCGTTGAGAGTTTTGACAGCCCTGCCTATTTCCTCAACTGGGTACACACGCTGATTAGCATTGCGCACTCCGCCTTGGATACAAATACCTTTCATTTTAAGGTCTTTGCCTTCGTTGGCAGTTTCAACAACTATTTGAGCTTGGTCAAAACTTAACTGTTCGCTTAGGTAATTACTCATCTAAAATTCCTAATTTAGCTTCCAAGAGTTGATTTCTTGTCGGCTGCTTGTTCGGGCTTACCTTTTTTCTCAGCCCCGTGACCTGGTTGAGCTTTATTTGCTTTAGAAGCCTTACCACCTGGAACATTTACATTCCCTGCGCTATCTTCTTTAGCATTGCTATCACCTAAGCCAGCATGGTCGCCACCTTTTTCTTCACCGCCTTTAGCGATGTTTGCAGAGGTACCACCCATGTTATTTGCGCTTGCTATTGGGGATTTAGTGTTGTCACCGTTGTCGCCCATTGTTGCAGATACTTTTTCTACATATTCGCGCATTGTTTCGCTTGCTGATTTTTCGCCTTCGTCAACTTCCTCATCGGATGCTTCGTCAACTTCTTCATCAGTAGCTTCTTCAACTTCTTCGTCGGATGATTCAAAAGCAACTGCTTCTTCTTTGTCAGCTTCGTCGTCAGCGTCCATGTCCATGTCCATATCGCCTTCGTCGTCACTGTCGCCAGCGTCTTCGTCGCCCATCATCTTTTCAAATTCTGCTTTAAGATCTTCTAATGCATCTTCAAGGTCTTCTACACGATCTTCAACGTCACCTTCTGGTTCGTCGTCGCCTTCTTCACCTTCGTCGTCCATACCTAAGTCGGACATCATGTCATCAGTTTTATCTTCGCCTGCATCTTTAGCTTCGTCAACTTCTTCGTCAGTAGCTTCATCTACTTCTTCGTCGGATGCTTCGTTTGTTTCTTCGTCGGATGATTCATCTACTTCTTCATCAGTAGCTTCATCAATTTCCGCTTCGTCTTCAAGTAGTGACTCATATATGTCACGTGACTTTTCAACTACAATTTCGTGGAATAATGCTTCAGCGCCTTCCTTGTCTTCGTTAACAAGGAGCTCGAGCATTTGTTCAAATTTATTTGTGTCTGCCATTGTTTTCTCCTATAAATAAGCACCAGACATAGTCTGGTTATGGGCTGTCATATAATATTTAACAAATAGACAAAAAAGTACGTAG